CCATGCTGCGCAGTCCGCTCAGCTTGGCGCCGTCCCAGAACGCGCCGCCCATGCCGTAGTCGGAGCGTACCGACACGTTGAAGATGTACGGAGAGGCACCTCTGGTGGTATCCCACGCGCTGGAGGGCGCCTGGGTCTGATCGATCGGGCCGACGATCTCATACTCACTGGCTCGGGCCGCCAGCAGGGCGCTGCCCAGATTGGCGCCAGTGCCAACGGTGGATTGGATCTTGGCGTAGAACGTGTCGAGCTCGGCCTTGCTGGCGGGGTGGAACACGTCCAGCAGGTGGACAGATTCGGTGTGCCCGATCTTGTCCATTGCGGTGTAGTCGAAGAAGAACCCAGTGCCCGAGACCTTCAGGACGCTGCGTCGGTTGCTGTAGTCCGTTGCCTCATCTGCAAACGCGGGAACCCAGTTCGGGCGGATGGTGGTCTTGCGCAGGTCCAATCCGCGCATTGAGCACCCACGGGGCAGCAGCACGCCGCCAGTCGGGGGGTTGAATGCGATCAGCTCGGCCGGGGTCGGATCCTTTGCCGTGCCCCAGCTCGCCAGGCTGGTAGAGCTGCTGCCGGGATCGTTCAGAGCGATGTGAACACCACCGCTGAGCACGATCGTTACGCAGTCCACGTGCGCCCGTGGATCGGTGTAGGTGTACCAGTTCTTGCTGGTGATGATCGCCGCCTCGATTGCGGCGCGGTTGATTGTCTTGAACGGCCGCGCCGAGGTGTAGCCGCACTCCAGGCGCTGCAGCTCGATTCGCTTCAGCTTCTGCGCGATGACCTCTTCGTCGGTTGCGCCGGCTTCGTGGCTGTTGTAGGCGCCACCAACGAATCGGTCTGAGCCGATGTACGGATCAACGTAGAGGGTGAATGGTGCATTCAGGGGGTCAGCAACCGCAAGCGCGCCCGCCACCACCCGAGCATTGCCGCCGAGCTGGCGGAGCATGTCGATCAAAACGGCGACCTGCCCCTTCGCCACCGCCTGGTCGGCAGCCACGTCAAAAGCACCGCTTTGGCCTGCCCGCACCAGCTGGCTCATGTGATCTTGCCGGCTTGATTCCTGCCCTCAGGCTATGGAGCCTGCTTTGCCAGCCTGATCTGGCCGGTCGCCACGAACTGCGCCGAGATCAGGATCACGTCGGTTGCCGAGGTGTTCACTGCCGTCTTGCCCAGCAGGATGTCGGTTTCGTAGAAGATCCGCTCTCGCACGTGGGTGGCCACGTTGCTAGTCCGCTGATCCACCAGCTGAAACCGCGCTCGGGCCTTGCTGCCCTGGCTGGTGAGCATCATTAGCCGGAGCATCCCCAGCCCGCTCTGCTCACCTGCAACCCGGCTGTGGTCCATTTCCCCGTTGAACGATCCAGCGCCGCGCAAGGCACCCTTGGCGTACTCACCGAACGCCTGGCCGATCGCTTCCTGGTCCAACTGGGCCGCGTCCATCTCGAACACCCACCCAGTCAGGTCGCACTGCATCAACCAGCCGCGTTCCTCCGCGTCCGCTGCCGTGTCGCTCAAGACCTGCGGCACCGGTGCCAGGTTCTGAGCCGGTTGCTCGCCATCGGGGATCTCCAGGTCCTCGATGGCCTGCAGCAGAGCCAGCGCTGCGGCCACGTAGCCGGAGCGGCTGGAGGCCGGCAGGATCAGCATTGGGCCGGGCGAGACATTGCGCAGTGGGATCAGGCCCTGGCTGCCGCCGTTGATCGCGTCGAGCTCGGTGGAGTAGAACCGCACATCGTCCATCTCATCGCGGTGGATGTAGGCCGTGGCGGTCTGCTGAAACCCGACCGTTGCTGCTGACTCCCAGAACGCTGCCGATGAATTGGCGCTCCAGAATGTGCCGCCGGTAGTCCGTGCTGCCAGCGCAGGGCCCACGGCGGTCTGCCCGCCAGTCCAGAACGCATGGCCATCGGGGCAGGGCGCGAAGCCGCTTGTGCCGATGCCCAGTGGCACGCCGCGCAGCCCCACCAGCAGCACCTCATCGCCCGACTGAAACGCCAGATCAGTCAGGTCCAGCGATGGCGATGTGCCGCGCTGCAGCCGCTGATCGGCTAGCGCCGTGGGGGCTGGCCATTCGCGGCTGAGTTGAACAATTCCCTTGCGGCCTTCGACAGCCATTAGAGCGCCTTGCTGGGCTTGCCGTTGATCACGAACGAGATGCTGACTTGGGTGCTGTCGCCCACACTGGTGGCGATGCCCTGCGAATTGATCAGCGCCGGCCCGGAGATGGACTTGCTGCCGCCCTTGTAGATCGTCATTACCAGATCATCAGGCGTCTCGCCATCATCAAAGATCCGATTCATCAGGTTCACCGTGGCCTGATCGTCGGTCTTGTAGAGCAGAGTGGCGCTGCCGGACGTGGTGCGCTTGCCGTAGGCAAACTCATCATCCATGTCGCCGACGCCGGTCGTCTCCAGGGTCTGCCGCTGGGTTTCCATGCTGATGCTGCGGACCTTGGCCACCTTCTGGCCCTGGAATCGCACCTCTCCGTGCGTTGCGTTGGGGACTGTCATTAGGCGGCCTCGACCTTTGCCTACAGTCTAAGTTCGGCCCGAAATGTGCACCGGCAGGTGATCCGCCGGCCGCCCTGCACACGGCTGCCCTCAGGGGGGCTGGCCCAATACCACTTCAGGCCAGGGCCAGGGTTGAACAGGTCCACGTCAACGAGATTCTTGCCAACGATCGCAGGGAACGCCACATCCTCCACCTTGCCCCGTGCTGCCGTGTGCGCCGCCCTGATCAGGGCATAGGCCGCCTGGGTGATGTTGGCGAACTCCAGGGTCATCGGCGCATCGCTGGCGCGGTCGCCCCACTGACGCACCGACCGCACGCCGGACTGTGAGCGCATCTCGGTCACGGGGAAGTTCGGCTCGCCAAACTCGTGGCCGGTGGGTTGGATCTCGGGGAATTGAACCGTCACTGGATCACCCAGGCGCCTGCTGTATCCCAGTCTGCCGCCACCAACAGGACGCCCGCATTGTTGATCGGCATGTGCACCGCTTCGATGTCATAGACGCCATCCTCGGTCGGGGTGATCCGGCTGATCTGATAGGTCCGTACTTGCGTGCTGGTCTGCTTGACGGTGAACATGATCCCGGCTGGCGATCCCTGCCCGTTGGTGACCGTCAGGGTGCCGGCGTCGTTCACTGCCCCGCTGCCGCTCCAGCTCACCACGTCGTAGGTCCCGTTGGTCAGTGGCGTGGTGCTCACCACCGTGCCATTGCCCAGCACTGCCCCGTTGTTGAACTCGTTGAACGTGGTCACGTCCATTGCCACCCGAATCAGATCGCCGGGCCCCACGCCGGTGCTGATGCCCTCCAGCCCGTCGTAGGTGGTCCTAAAGCGGATCGTGTGATCCCTAAATCTCCGCATCCTCAGCGTGAACTTTGCCACGTCAATGGCGTGGTTTCGGTTGGTGCAGAACGCCGCCAGGTTGATTGGCTCAATCGGCAGGCTGTCGCTGCCGTGGGGCGCCGCCTCGCGCACCAGTACCTCGCGCTCCTCAGGGAACAGGCCCGGACTGGTGGGGTTGGTGGAGCTGCGTTCCTGCCGCCACTTCACGCTGATCCGCCGCGCCGGCCGCTCATCGGGTGGGATGGTCTCAAACTGGAATGTGCCCTCGGCGATGTTGCCGGCGGTGAAGAGCGCCTTGTGGGTGACCGCGCCGAAGGAGATGAACGGCACTAGGTCGTACTGGCCGCCCACCTCGCGGAAATCGAGCAACATGGCGCCGGCCGTGTCGGCGATCCATTGCCGCGGCGATTCCTGGCTGATGATCACCCCGCCGTCAAAGTGGTATTTTCGGAGCTCGCACCACAGGGCTGCCGCCTGGAAGTTGGCCAGCTTCACCAGATCATCCGGCACAGCGTCGGGGCCGTATTTGGTGTTGGTAAGCCGGTCCAGCGCCAGGTCCGGCAGCAGGTGCGAGGGGCCGGTGGTGAGACTGTTGAGCAGCCGCCGCACCTCCGTGCCGCCGGTGACATAGAGCGACAGCTGGCTGAATTGCCGCCACTCAAACGCCGACCTGGCATTTACGCCCAGCAGGCTGATGCCGGTGTACTGGGGCGCTGCGTCGTTCTCTCTGATTTCGGTGACGTAGACGATTTCGTGCTCAGGGCCGCCGCTGGCGGTGGACTGGGCCTCTTCGTAGACGAAGGCCTCAGCGAGCTTCCCCCAGGCGTCAAGGTAGTTGTTGTCATCCGGCCGGGGGATCCCGATCGTCTCGTTTCGCCGGGTGGTGGTGATGGTGAACTGCGATCGGACGCGGCTTACCGTCTCACCGCTGCTCCGCCAGGTAACGCCGCCACTGGTGCCGCTGACTGCACCGGACAGCTTGGCGTCAAGCACCACCAGGTCGCCGGTGGCTGTGCCGCTGCGGATCTCCCAGCCGGTCAGGGGCTCGAACCGCAGCTCCCACCGCTTGAGCGATGGCATCTCCAGCCGCAGGTAGTTGAAAATCGGCTGATCGCTGCCGGAGCGGATCCCGAAGCACGGCGCCAGCTGGGTAAACGCACCATCGCCGAACTCTCGGAACGACACCCGGAAGAACGAATACCTTTCCTCTGAAGTGCTCAGCACGCCGCTCTGATACTGGTCAACGTTGATCCGTTGGCCGCGTTTGATCTTGTCGTTCTCGCGGAACAGGCAGGCCCTGCCGTCAATCTCGGCTAGCGTCAGCGAGTCGCGGAAGTTGCACAGCCCGCCGATTCGGATCCCGAGCGTGCTACGAATCCCGGCCTCAATGATCCGGCACTCGTTGGTGGTGCTCACGTGGCCCAGCGCACACCGCAGCAGGTGGGGCGCCGTGGTGGCCGTCTGTCGGGTTGTGCTGGTGGTCCCAGCTGCCGTGATCGTGCCGGTGCTCACCGTGGCCGCAGTGCCGGCCCGCACCACGCTGAAGGTGGCATTGATCGTCTGCCCGGTGCCGCCCGCGCCGTCCTCAGAATCGCTGACGAAGATCCGATCGCTGGGGCTGCGGCCGGAGCAGATCGCCAGGCCGGAGCCGATCTTGTAGAGATCGCCTACCACGATTGCATCGTCCCAGGCCTTCTGCCGGCCGGCGACGGTGCTGGCCACGTCGGCAGCGGTTTCCTGTGCTGCGTCAAGACCCTCGATCGGGAACACGATCAACGCCTGCAGCCGCCGTGGGCTGGTGAGGGCGTTCACCGGGCCGGAGTCTTCGTCAACGTCGCCTTCAAAGGTGTATCTGTTTGACGTGCTGGAGGCGTTGATCGCCACGTCCGTCACCTTGCCATCACCGTCTTTGGTGACATCAATGGTCTGGTCGCTCTTGTTGCTCTGAATCGTGATCGTGACGTTGAACGGCGCTTGAATCGTCTGGCGCCTCTGGCCTGACAGGCCGTTGTCCACCTCGATGAAATACTCCACCACGTACTGACCACGGGCCGCGCTGTCATCAATCAGCTTTGTGCGCACCGTGTCCACATCGAAGGTGGCCGTGACCTCCAGCCGGTCAGAGCCAACCGTAACCGCGCTCAGTGTCATCCGATCTGCAAACGCAAACCCGGTGATGCGATTTTCTGTGTCTTGCTCGTAGATCTTGGACTTGTCCTGAGGCACCACTGCAGCGGTCCAAGTGGCGTTATCCGCTGCCGATTGAAAGGTGGTCAGATAGTCGCTGCTCCGGTCTAGGCGGTAGGTGAAAGCATCGCCCAGGCCAAACGACCCAGAGATCACGCCGGAGCGGGTTGAGTAGAACGCTGATTCCTTCGCCCGCTGCACCACCACGGACTGATCAATGTCGCAGGCGACGATCGCGTTACCGCTGCTGCCGATGGGCCGCAGCCGGGCGGTGAACTGCGGCCGGAGTTGCGGATTGAGCTTGAATCCCAGGTTGTTGCCGATCAGGTTGTAGACGCCAAACGTGGTGGAGGTGCTGGGCTTGCTGGTGGCGCTGAAGACCGCCTGATAGGTGTTGCCCAGCCCTCGGGCCATGAACACATCGGCGCCGCCGTCGTTTTCTGCGTTGCCGATGTCGTTCGCAGCAGTGCGGCCGGCGATGCGATCAGTCGAGCGGATCCGGCCGCCGTCCGGGCGGTGGTAGATCGTGATACGGGCGCTGCTGCTGTTGGCGCCGCTGCTGCCCAGGTCGTAAGTGTTGATCGTTGAATCGCCGATCGCAAACCCGTTGGGGTCGATCCCGGCCAGCCGGCCCTCGCCAACCATGAAAACGGCACGCACCATCTGACTGCCGCCCAGGCTCCAAATCTGCGACCACAACAGGGTGGCGTTCACCCTGACGCCGCCATAGGTCACGCCGCCGATGGTTTCGCGGTTGGCGTAGACCACGGGGATAGGCTCGCCGATCGCGGCCACGTCCTGGACCGCATCGAACCCGCCACGGGGCGCTAGGGATTCAATGCTCGTCTGGTTGCGCCCCTGCACCTGCCGCTGCCCCAGCTCCGCCGTGCGCCGGTTGCGGGGGGCGTTGGGGGCCAGCAGGACGCTGATCAGCTGGGCGCCGATGCTGATTGCAGTGGTCACCAAGACCACGATCTGAGCAGCAGTAAACTCGATGCCAGCCGTTACCGCAGGCTTGGGCGCCTCTGCCGCACGCTTGCGGACCTCATCGCGCCAGATCTCGTACTGCTCATCGCTCAGGCCCAGCAGCTCAGCCAGATAGCGATCAGACGGCAGCATCGCGGGGCCTCCAGTATTCAAGGGGCATGAGCTGGCCGGCGACCTTTAGCGGCAACCACTGCGCCCCGCGGCGGTGATGCACGATCAGCAGGCCGTCATCAACCACCACGCCAACGCTGAGACCCAGGGGCTGGCAGTGGAGCGCCAGCGCGTACTGCTCCAGTCTGTGGGGGACCATCAGGCGTCTCCATTCCCGCTGCAGCTGATCCCATTGCCCGGCGGCGGCCATGGCGAACCACTGCGGGTCCAGATCAGGCATGGCCAGCCCAGCGCTGCGGCGGACCTTGGCGGCCATCACCAGGCAGCAGATACCCTCGCCGTCGTCAGGGTCGGCGCCGATCACGTGTGGCAGGCGGGCGCTTACCCATGCGGGCCAATTGCAGGTCATTGCAGCGTCAAGTTTCCACTGGTAGGCAGCGCACCCACCAGCACCTGAGACAGCACCCTGCCGCCGGGCGCCTGCACCGCATCGAGCGGGCTGGCCAGCTGGAGTCTCACAATCGGCTCGCTTACGTCGCCCTGCAGCTGCTGCGCCGCCCAATATTCCGTCGTGAGCAGCACGCCAAGAGTCTGATCCACGCGGTTGATCTTGACGGATCGCACCTCCAGCAGCCACCGTTCGCGGCTGGCCTCGGCAAACACGTTCACGCTCAGCGCCGACACCGGCGCGGCCACCACAGCCTCGGATCGATCACCGCCTCGGGTGCTGGAGTTGGTGGCCACCGCCACTGGTAGGTAGGGGTAGCTCTGGCCGTTGTGCGCGATGGTCTGGCCGATGAAGTAGTTCTGGGCCAGCCAGGTGGTATAGGTGCCATCCCGGCGCTTGAACCGCAGGAAGTTGCAGAGCTCCATCAGGGCAGGCCGGCTCCGCGCCGGTCCGTGGGGTTGTTCTTGTAGCGCTTCAGGGCCAGTGCGGCGCCGCGTTGCTCAGACCTGCGGCCGATGGCCTCGGCCTGCTTCCGTGTGACAAGCTCCTCGCTGTTGATCACCACGGATTCAAAGCGGATGGTGCTATCACCGCCGCCCGCACCCATGCCAGCAGCGCCCATGCCGCCGTCGATGCCGCCGCGCTGGAATGGCACGGACAGTCCCTCCATGCCCCGCTGAAA